TCACGCTGCTGCCGCCTGATGAACCGAGTCGCGCTGCTCGCCACCCAGGATATCGATGAGGCTGGTCAACATCCGCTCCAATTCACCGGTCATCAGCGTGACATCCGAGTCGAAGCGTTCATCGTCGTTCTGCGCGGTCGGATCCGCCGCTTCCTTGATCACGTCGAGCGGCGTCACGCGCTTGATCGTCAGCGACGGCGTCAGCACGAAGGAGATCCGGTTGTCCCACGTCATCGCAAGCCGCATGCATTGCTTGCCGGCCTCGATGTGCCGGCGCATGTCGTTCGCTTCCAGCGCGTGGCCGACGTATCGCACCGTGGCGCCGCCTTCGCCGCTCGAGCGCAACTCGGCGTCCTGGTCCACGGTGAATCCGCCCGGCGCCTCGCCGGACAACAGCCAATCGGTCATCGCGGCGACCGGCGAACGCACCACCTGAACACCGGCGAGCGGCAACTGATCGATCGATTTGACGAGCAGGCCGCGAACGTCGTCGGCAAGCGCCTGTGAAGCCGCATCGATGACGAGCCAGCCGTTCGCCGTATCGATCCACACGCGGGTATCGCGCTGAATGGTGAACGCGCGCGGGAGCAGTTCGTCGGTCACCTGCTCCTTGAGTTCGCGCATCTGTTTTCGCCCGACCTTGAAGCCCTGCTGCTCCTCGATTTCAAGCGCGCGGGCCTTGGTCACCTGAGTGACGACCGACGCCGGAAGCAGCTTCTTTTCGGCACGAAACGTCAGCAACATCTGCCGGTTGATCGAATAGACAAGTGCGCCGTCGTCACGCGGCGACGCCCATCCATGGCTCTGCATCTCGACGCTGGTGCCCGGCTGGAACGCGTGGGGCGCCAGCCATTTTTCCATCTGATCGGGGGTAACGGCCCAAGGTGCCGGGAGACGATGAAGCTGAAGGTTCTTGAACCACATAGGAGTACGGGCAAAGCGCACCATTCTATATGACGGTGATGCGTCCCGTGCGGATTCGGTCGCGCGATGTGACGGGCCAATCGTTGAAGGATGTCGTGTCGAGTAGGTGGGCATCGCTCACCCAATTCGCCACGGAACGGGAGCCACGCTTTGCTCGAAAAGGTGCTTTGCCTTCGCCGATAGCGAAGAGATTCTCCTCCCCGGCAATTCGGTACTTGTACCGCCAGAGCTTGGAGCCGGACGGCTTCACCAACAGATCCGGTCCATCGAAGCCGGCAAGTTTGGTAGGCTTATCGCCTGCCTTTGCTTGTCGGATCTTGACGGCATCAAGTGGTACGGTGAAAAAGCGGGTATCGTCGTCGAAATGAATATCGCAGCCCTGAGTGCGAAAGCTCCAAGGGCTTTTTTGTGTGCAGCTCAACCAGCGCCCCGCGCCGATTCTTCGGCAACGGGGCGCTTTCGTTTCAAGTCCTGACACTGACACGTGAGGTGGGTTCGGGAGTATGGAGTGCGGCCTCCTTACTGTGAGCCGATCGGTGTGAAAACATCTTGACCCACATTGGTGTGCTTCCACGAAAACTGGGCGAAAGCGTTTGCGTAGTAGTAGAGCGCGGTGATAGTCGGCGTGCCGTTCGTCACTCGGCAAAGTCCCGACCACGTTGTAATGCTGTTGTAGCTGGCCGAGCTATTGTTCCAGTTTACGGAAAAAGTAAGCAGCGTAACTTGATCAAGCCCGTTATTTGAAGGCGGTGCGGCATAGTACCAACCAGAAAGCGAAAAGGTTTGTCCTGTTGTTCCGGAGGGAGAAATATAAGTGCCTTGAATGGCGCCCGCTCCGGAAACGGAGCCGATTTTCATCGTTGAACCCAGCTCATTACGCCATGAGCCGATTGGGCTCTGGCAAGTTGGGGTGGTGGGGGCTGTTTCGGCCCATGAGGGTGATGTGAGCGTCGCCAAGATAGCGAGAGATGCGAGAGTCTTCTTCATTTTGGCTTCCTTTCGTGTGATTGTGCGGATCCCGCATATGGGCCCAACCACGCTGTGGTGAGCCTTACCCCCCCAATCCGACACGCAATTGCGCGAGCTCGACTGATGATTCCTGGTGGCAGCAATCATCCTTTTAAGAGATTTGGTCGAGTGGGTGATTTATTCGCGCGATCGTTTCCATTAACAATGGCGGGAAAAGTTGACCGGGCGAGAATGGTCTTGGTTGCTTTGTTATTCAATAGGCGGTTTTCTCTGGGGTGCTTATTGGAAATTCAGAATAGGTTGATCGGCAGTGATTTGCAAGAATGCGAATTGGATTTTGGTGAATTTGCGGGGTCAATAAATGCTGACTTTGTGGTGATGTGGGGCTGAATTTTGTGGGCGTCATGGGGTGAGTGAATTAAATGAAATTGTTGTCGATTGTTTTCAATTATGTGCATCATGATTGATGTCACGTAGATGTGGTGCACCTCCCCATATTGGAGATGTGCCAATAGAAGGTGAAACCCGTTTGGCGAAGGCCCTACGGGTTTTTTGCTTTCGAGAGGTAGAAATGCGAGCCGAGTCGACGAGCGTCGAACCGCGTGACGTTTGGTCGGCGTGGGATGAAGATCGAAGCATGGGGTGCGTTACAGCGCGGTCTTCGTGTTTGACGACGCGATGGACCGTGTCGTGTGGGCGATGGACCGCGCGGCTCGAGCGCCGATGTCGCGATCGGGGCGAGTCTGCCCACTTTTTGAGCAGGCGGGGACCCTACGGCCATCGCCATACGCGGGGGAGGGGCGGACCCGAGTTTTTTCTCTGCTGGCGAGTCTTCATAGGGGGGGGCATATTCATGCCGACTCAGCAGCAGATCGCCGACCCTTCGCCGATCGCGAAGAGATTCTCCTTCCCGGTAATCCTGTACTTGTATCGCTAGCGCTTGGAGCCGGGCGGATTCACCAAACAGATCCTGTCCATCGAAGTCGGCAAGTTTGGTAGGCTTGTCGTCTGCCTTCGCTTGTCGGATCTTGGCGTCGTCAACTTACAGGGTGAAAAAGCCGGTATCGTCTTCGGGTGATCGAAACGATACCCGCTTTATTACCCGCATCTTTCTCGGCCGGACGCAACTTCCAGCGAACGCGAGCTAACGGCGAAAGGGCGTAAGATGCCCGACTGGCAAGGGTGACAGGCAAGTCGCCGAACCGGAACGAACAGGAGCAAACGAAGTGATCCGACATATCGTCATGTGGAAGTTGCATTGGAATATCAATGACTAATCAATTGATATTTAAGGAAATTCAACTTCTATTTGTCGATTGATACCCCCGTCTATACCCCCTTTTTTCCTCGCTGGTACAGAAGCCGGGAGGGCATGAATTTCCGTACCCCCAGTGGTCTTCTTCAGTTTCTTGGAATACCGCCGATAACCCTCTTGGACCGTCTCGTGCCAGAGGTGTCCGGTTCATTTCCCGCCCTCACTTTCCCCCCCGAGGGCGGGATTTTTTGCATGTAGGGCGTGTCCGTCAAAGTCGCTTTGGTCCCAAATATTGATCAGCTATATTGAAAGTGTCTCGGGGATGGGACACAGGACGGGGGGGCAAAATGAAATACACGCACAATGAGAACGCAGGCCCCATCTGGGGTGTTGTCGGGGGTCTTCTTTTGACCGCAGTTGGGCTAAGCATGGGACTCTTTCCCAAGCTCCTGGATAGCACCGGCTCGCTGAACGATTTCGTCTCATCCGGCGTTACGATGCTTGGAATCTTTCTATGCGTTTACGCTGTCCGCGAGACGCTGCGGCAGCATCATCGCTGAAGGCTAATGCAGGCACTGCATGTGTCGACGAGTAGGTCGTCGACGATGATCTCGCCTGCAGAACGGCCGGCGCGCAACGCATCGAGGCTGTCGGCAAACGGCTTGCCTTGATCGTCAGCCAAGCGAATCGGCGCTAGGAAAAAAGATCGTGTGTTTGCTGCGCGCACCTGGACTATTGCGAGGTAGCCGAGCGGTGTCTCGCAAGTGACCGAAGATTCTCGAGACACTTCTGTCTTATGTTCGCAATGAACGTCGATCGTATATCCACGGTAGGTGTATGAGCTGGTCATGTTCGCCTCGCTGCGGGTAGAGCGACGTCCGAAGGTTTGCACGCGGAAGTATAGCTACGTGCCCTCGAAAAGCGACATGAATCTTGCCTATGGGCGCCAGTCGTTGCCGTAGGCCAACTCGATGATTTTCTTCGTAGGAATGCTCGCCCGCAATTTTGCGACGTCATCGTGACGGAACAGTTTGCAGCGGGCGATTTCGTTGTTTGGTTGCGGCTTCAGGTCGGCGCTGAGTTCACCAATAAACACGTGGTGCAGCTTTGAGAGACCGCCGAAGTGCATGGCATACGTAAGGTCCAAGCCGACCAAGCCGGTCTCTTCCTGCAACTCTCGATGCGCCGCTTCTAGAGGCGTCTCGCTGGCTTTAATTGTCCCGCCTGGCAGTGCCCATCTGGATGCCGCGCGCGCGACCAGCAACACACGGTCCCCTTGGAGGCACACTACTGTTGCGCGTTCTTTTATGGGTACATCGACGCAATCTTGGACGCTCATGACGGCTGCGGCTTGAGAATTTTTAGTATTCTAGCGCGACAGTCCCGATTGCCTGTGTTTGCCGTCAGGCAGCGAGTTCTATAGGCAGCAGGTCATCGTCGACGCAGCAGGCTCGTTACTCATGTCATCGACCGATTTCGAAGCAAGTCTCATTGCCCTTGCGCGGGAGTCGTCATGGTTTTGGCCTGCACTGGTTGCGGTCCGAACTCTCAATCTACCTTCTTGGTGCATCGGCGCGGGTGCGGTCCGAAACCTTGTGTGGGACTCGTTGCATGGGCTGGACGCGCCGTCGGCATTGTCTGACATCGATGTTGCGTACTTCGACGGCACGGATCTTTCTGCGCATCGCGACGCGACGTTTGAGTTCCTGCTGGCGGCCATGCAGCCCGAGCTTCCATGGGAGGTGACTAATCAGGCCGCTGTACATCTCTGGTTCGAGAGAACCTTTGGGCATCCCGTGTCTCCGTTCAGATCACTGGCCCAAGCTATTGCGTCGTGGCCAGAGTACGCGACGGCGGTCGGACTTACATTGCTGAACGACGGGACAATTGATGTCTGTGCGCCATACGGACTCGATGACCTTTTGTCCATGGTGGTGCGACGCAATCCAGCGCGCGTCAGCATGGATACCTATCTTCGGCGAATCCAGCAGAAAAGATACAAGGACCGCTGGCCCCGTGTGACCATCATCGTTTAGAAATGCCACAGGCAGTCGTGAGGAGTGTTGCCGACGGAAGTCCGTCATCATTGGCCAATCGACGCGAGAGGATTCGTGAATGCTCACAACAGCGTTCGTCGTTGAGGTTCCTGCAGCCGAGTCAACTGTAGCGGACCTTCGGAGTCGGTTTGATGCTACCTCCGACCTGGGCGTGCCGGCGCACGTCACGGTCCTGTTTCCCTTCATGCCGCCTGACGAAATTACGCCCGACGTTCTGCGTCAGGCGCAAAGCGCGCTGAGTGTTGTGCAGCCATTCGAATTTTCGTTGAAGAAGGTCGAGCGGTTTGCAGTCACCACTTATCTTGCTCCCGATCCGGCGGAACCGTTCGTCGCCTTGACGACTGCGCTGGCCGAGCGCTTTCCCATGTTTCGCCCCTATGGTGGTGCACACGATGGCATCGTTCCGCATCTGACTGTCGCGCACGGGGATGCCGCGACAGCACAATGGGCGGCCGTCGAGCTCGAACATCGTCTGTCTGCGCGGGAGGCGATTCGAACATGCTGTCGCTCTGTCGCTTTGCTGGAGAACTCGTTGGGCCGCTGGAGGAAGATGCACGAGATTGCGCTTCCAACGGTCGACGTGTAGTCCGGCCAGTTCCCGGCGGTCACGACCGGCGGCCACCGGCCGCCAGGCGCCATCCGCACGCGTCGTCGACCGGCCTTCCTGTCGTTCCGGCTAGCGGAATCGACGTTGGACAGCCATCTCTGAAGGCCGCCGACCCAGGTGCGCTCTCTGCCTCCTACCTGGCCGTACTCGTCGACGTGTCGCACCGCGCGTTTCAATTTCGAAACGATCCGATGCGTCTGAAAAGCGACGCGCTCGGCCGACTCGTGACGGCGATGCCGCCGCACGGACACTGGGCGCTCGCAGCAGCGGCAATCGACATAGGCCGTCGCACGATAGATGCGGGCCTGTTTCAGCGCTGAAACACATTCATTCGGCCAGCGTGCCCATTTCCGTATTTCTGGCTTCAAGTCCCCATGCACGCCCATCCGGCATTGGTGGCACGCCACTTGCAATGGGGAATGGGTTCAGGCGCGTGATTTCATGGAAACCGCCGCGGTTGACCGAAACCTGGCGCACGGAGTCTTCGGGGGAAGGTCGCGTCGCCTGATCTACGGTTCGGTCGTGCGTTTCTCCATCGTGACGAGACGCATTCGAGTTCGCCTTTCCTTGCGAACCGGCTACGGGCGTGAGCGAACCGCAGTACGGAGAACGTTGCAAAAAGCAACTGATCGGCGTCGGGGAGCAAGAACTATGACATTCACGTTTACGCTGATTGATCTCGCGGGTTCAATTGCACTGGTGCTACTGGGCACGCAAATGGCCCAGACCGGCGTGCAGCGCGCATTCGGCGCTGAACTTCGGGCACTTCTGGGGCGGATGCTTCACGGGCGATTTCCTGCCTTCTTCGGCGGCCTGGGCGTCACGGCGGTGCTGCAAGGCAGTGCGACAACGGCAGTCATGACGCGGGAGTTTGCAACGGAAGGGCGCGTCGACTTGGTTTCCTCGCTGGCCGTCATGCTTGGCGCGAACGTGGGTGCGACATTGATCGTGCAGGCGCTTTCGTTCGCAGTCGAGACCGTGTCGCCTGCACTGGTCCTCGTTGGAGTGCTGATGTTCCGCAAGGCATCCAACACACGCGCGCACGACTTGGGGCGCATGTTCATCGGTCTGGGCCTGTTGCTGCTCGCATTGCATCACCTGCAGGAATTGATGACAGACTACGAGGATGCGCCGAGCCTTCGGATGTTGCTGGGTGCTGCCTCGACGGAACCGCTGGTCGATTTCCTGCTGGCGGCTGGCCTGACTTGGGCCGCCGATTCGAACGTCGCAGCCGTTCTCCTGATCGTGTCACTCTGCGGGCAGAACGTGGTTCCACCCGATACAGCTTTCGCATTGGTGTTGGGTGCGAATCTGGGTGCTGCGATCCACCCGGTGCTGGACGGAACCGTCACGCACGATCCGGTGTCCAGGCGCGTGCCGGTTGGCAATCTGCTCATCATGTCGGTCGGTGTCGGGCTTGTTCTTGCAGCCCTCACGCCGATCGGCTGCGTCATGGTCAGAATCGAGCCGGACAACGGGAGGGTGGTGGCCGATTTTTATACCCTGTTCAATCTGTCACTGGCCTGCCTGTTCCTGCCACTGCTTGCTCCATACGCAGACCTGCTGAGCCGGCTGCTGCCGTCGCTTGTGACGGTTTCAGACACCCCTCCGCCCGAGCATGTTGATCCGTACACGCGGCAGGTGCCCGAGGCAACACCCGGTCCGGGCGTCCGCGACGTGCTTCCCGTCACCGCTACGCAATTCGGGAGGCTCTCACGATCTTGTTCTGAATCGAGCGGACGCGACGGATTGCTGGTTACGAAGGTCCGCACCCACGATGACATTCTGGATAACGTCAACGTTGTGCCCAGGACGTGCGCGACATTTCCCGATATTGGTCAACTTCCCGGATACGATGAACAGCGCCGGCATGAAAGCGGTGGCCGATTACGCGAGGACGCGCAGAATGGTATCGAAATCAGGGAGTGCACCGATCACACGCTTCAGCATGTGACTACCGATGGCAGCGTGCAGACGTACTACCCGGCGAAGTCGCTGTGGCTCACTCTGCAGGACATTCAGGTCATCAGGCGATTGGAACCAGCTGGCGGGGCAGCGCATTCGATGCTGTCGACCTATGTCCAGGGGACTGCGAGTCTGGACGACTGCTGTCTGTCGATCATTGGGGATGGGCAGAGCGATACGCGTACGGTACACATCACCTTCGCGGCTCGCGAGATCGGCGAGACTGAACGGCGAGGCCTTCGCAACTTGCAGGACGCACTAGGCATCGCCCACTCGGACGATCCGCTTGGCACGGCAAGGCTCGGCTACAACGAGTCCGATGAGGAGATGCTGGAGCCGGCTCAGTGGTGGGCAATGTGCGACGTGCCGGCGAGCAGCATGCAGGCACTTGCCGACGGCGTCGAGGCGGGACAGGTCACCGCCGTCAGGGCCGGGCTGTGCCTGCGGGACGTCTACACGTCGATCCCGTCCGGTGCTGCGCTGACGAGTGGATTCCGCGCATTCCTCAGGCCCGGCGAGGATGGCAGCACATTTGAAACACCGGCAACTGCCAGCGGATATGTCGTGTATCTCGCCATTGATCTCCCGAAGGTCAGCCTGCGGGGAGATGGCCGCTCAGCGCAGATGCCGCTGCGCACGGACGACAGGAATCCCGTCGTGGCGCTGACGGAACGGCTCGACAAGGTGTTCGCTGGCTTGAAGTGGCTCGCTGCGCTGGTCGCGATCCTGGTTGTCATGCTTCTGATCAAAGGGAGGTGACATCCAAGTAGCTTTAGACCTAATCCGATGCTGATTGACGGATCAGGTCTCGACTTAGGCAGATTATTGGGCGATGGACGTTTCGTGCGATGTGATGGAACGAATCCATGCTTGTACTTCTGTCTCTGCCCATAGTGAGAGATTGCGAACTCTTCGTGGTCTCGGGAAACTACCTTCCTTCATCATGTCGTAGATCGTCGTCTTGCCCAAGCCGACCATGTCCAGAACGGTCGGAAGTCGCAACAGTCGTTCGGTGGTGGTGCTCAATTCTCTGTACCTCGTTATTCGGTGACGGGCTGAGTTGCACGGGCGAGTTGCATTAGCCCCGTTTCAAGCGTGATCGTAGCGGTCGCGGCCCAGGTGCGCGCATCCTGCGTCGCCTTGTGGCGAGCGAATGACCCGATCTCGTCGGCCATCAGGTTCAGCAGCTCGACGTCGGCCGCGTGCGAGATCTCACTGATCAGTGAGCGGATCTTGATGCGAAGGGCGTCGAGTTGCGCGAGTCTGCCTTGGCGGCTATCCGCCAAGGCTTCGTTCGTCTGGATAGGTTTGCGCCGCGCGAGCGGCGCTTCGTCTTTCTGGATCGCTTTTGCGGGCGTCAGCCCGACGTTGTTCGACTGCATCGAAGTGCCGTTGACGCTCGCCAGTGCGATAGCCGGGCGCTTCTTCGCGTGTTCCCGCTTTCGCGGCAGCGGACGTGGGGTAGAAAGGGCCGGGCGCGAGGTCATTGGGCGGCCTCCTGCGCCATCTCGGGCGTCCAGTCGGGGTCGGGCAACTGGAGGATGTCGTCGAGCCACTGAAGAACGACCGGCAGATCTTTTTGTCGCTTGATGTTTTCACTGGCGAGAACCTTTCTAAGCCACCGAGCCCCTTCTTGAACCGCCTGCATCCGCGTCGGATATCGAATGTGCAGGCACTCCACGACTACTTCGTTAGGGCGGAAGCATCTCGCCAGTGCGTCAGGCGTGAAGAACTGATCGCCGGCAGCCGTCGTCGGCGGTAGCAAGCGCAAGATGATCCCGTTCAATACGGTGCACCTGCCGCAGCGTGCGGTGATCAAGGCGGACGAGATCCAGAATCTGCGTGCGTTCGGTTCTGAGACCGAGCTGGAGGCGCTGCAGACCGTCGTGAATCGCCGGCTCGCGAAGATGCGCCGCCAGCTCGACGCGACGCACGAATTCCATCGTATCGGCGCGATCAAGGGTGCAGTGCTGGATGCGGACGGCAAGACGGTGCTGATCGATCTGCTGCAGTACTTCGGCATCGAGCAGACGGTGATCCCGTTCGAGCTGGGCAAGGCCGACACCGAGATCCGCGTGAAGTGCGTCGAGGTGCAAGACGCGATCGAAGATGCGCTGGGCGCGACGACGTACACGGGCGTGCGTGTGCTCTGCGGTCGGGCGTTCTGGAACAAGCTGATTGCCGCGAAGACCGTGAAGGAGACGTACCTCGCGACCGCGATGGCGGCGTCGCTGCGCGGCGATGCACGCGATGCGTTCGACTTCGGCGGTTGCACCTTCGAGCGCTATCGCGGTCGCGTCGGCGATGTCGGCTATGTGGCGGACGACGAGGCGCACGCGATTCCCGAAGGTGTGCCCGACCTGTTCATCACGCGCTTCGCGCCGGCCGACTACGTCGAGGCCGTCAACACGACGGGCATCCCATACTACGCGAAACAGGAGCTGATGGACTTCGGCAAGGGCGTCGAGATCGAGGCGCAGTCGAACCCGATCCACCTGTGCACGCGCCCGAAGGCGCTGATCAAGCTGAAGGCGTGACATGGCGTTCCGGGATCTGATGGTCGATGTCGACACGGCCGTGAAGCGCGATCTGTCGGACGAGGTAAAGATCGACGGCAAACCGCTGCAGGGCATGTTCAAGGCGCCGTGGCTCGGCCCGGATCTCGGAACGCAACGCACGCAGCTCGTCGCGCCGATCCTCGACATCACCGACGACGACGCGGCCCATGTGCGCGAAGGCAGCATCGTCGAAGCGGGTGGCGAGCGGTTCCGTGTGTTTGAGATGCACCCGACAGGCACGGGCTGGACGATCCTGATTCTGAGGTGACGATGGATCTGCTGAGAATCGAGATCGACGTGAAGAAGGCGCTCGAAGCGCTCGCGGGCCTGCCGCCAGCAGCAATGCAGGCGGCATGGCGTCGGACGCTGCGCAAGACGGGGGCGTGGATCAGGAGCCAGACCGCGAAGGAGGTCGGCAACGCGACGGGCATCCAGCAGAAGCTGCTGCGGCAGCGCATGTACTTCTTCATGAGGTCGGCCGATACCGGGAAGGTGTGGCTCGGATTGAATCCGATCGAGGCGCACCGGCTCGGCGCGGTCCGGCGCACGAAGAAGGGCATCCGTGCTGGCAAATCGCTGTTCGAGGGGGCGTGGCGCAAGACTACGCGCCAGCCGGACGGGCCGATCTACCGCCGGACCGGGAGGGCGCGAACGCCGTTCGAGGTCGTGACGGTCGAGTGGTCGCCGACGGGCGATCCGGCGTTTCGACGGGCTGCCCGCGCATGCGAAGCGCGACTGATGACGGTGCTGCGGCAAGAGGTCAACTATGAACTGCAAAAGGCGATGAACCGTGCTCGATAACCTGAAACAACTGCACGACGGCATCGAGGCCGGCCTGCGCGAGCGGCTGCCGGATCTGGAACGCATCCACGCGTATCCGAAGATCGGCAAGGCGATCGACACGCCGTTCGTTGCGATCGAGCTGTCGGAGCTGGAGCCGGGGCACGATGACGGAACGGGGCGTGTGCCGCTGGTTGCGCGTATGCAGGCCCGCGTGATCGTCGACCCGTTGGTCGAGGATGCCGACGTCCAGGTGCGCGAGCTGTCCGCGCGCGTGCTGCAAAAAGTGCACGGTGCAACGTGGGGATTGCCCGTCACGCCCGGCAAGCAGGTCGGGTCTGCCGGTGAAGATCCGTTTCGGCCCGAACTGGACACGTATCTCGTCTGGCTCGTCGAGTGGGTGCACGAATTCGACCTGGGCGACGCGTACGAGCCGCCGACAAAGGGCCGCGCGGTGTTGTGGGGTGTCGATCCGGAGACGGGGCCGGGGCACGAAGACCGCTACTGGAATCCGGCGGATCACAGAGGAGGGTGACGTGTGAGCGACTTCGAGCTTGGCGAGATGGATCGCCGGATGGCGTGCCTGACGCAATCCGCGGTCGTGGAGGCGATTACGTACGACCCGCCGCGCGTGAAAGTCCGTGTCGGCGATTGGGTGAGCGACTGGCTCAAATGGCAGGCCGGTGCCGCCGGCAAGGTCCGGCAGTGGCGTCCGCCGTCCGTCGACGAAGAGGTCGCCCTGTGGGCACCGTCCGGCGATCTCGCCGGTGCGTTCGTCGCGCCTGGCTACTACACGGAGCAGCACGGCGGGTCCGGGCGGTCGAGTCCTGACGAGACCGCGACCGACTTCCCGGACGGCGCATTCGAGCAGTACAACCATGCGAGCCATGAATACGTGCTGTCGGTGCCGGCCGGTGGTCGGATCGTGTTCCGCATCGGTGGCACGGAGTTCGAGCTGAAGGCGGACGGTGCAACGCTGCGCAGCGCGAAGCTGCTGGCAGATGTTCCGGACTCGACGTTCACGGGCAACACAACGACCGGACAACTGCTGACGTTTAATGGTGGTATGCAGGGCAAGCCGGGCGAAGGCGGCGGTGTCGCGATGAAGATCGCGGGCGGTGCTGAATTCACCAAGGACGTTGTCGCGGCCGGTAAGTCGGTTAGCAAGCACAGCCACCGCGAGCTGGGCGATGGTGAGCTGGTCAGTTCTCCGATTTAGAGGCAGGAACCTGCTACTTCCGACAGTTAATCGGCCCTCGTGGCGTCATGTATGTTTTCTGCGTTGGGAAAGCGTGAACACTACGGAGTGGTTGAAATGGATGCGAAAAACGAACAGCCCGCGAAAAAACACATCGCTGATTGGCCTTGGGCGGCAATTTTGCTTGTGATTGGGTGGATTGGTTTCTGGGTTCTCTACTCATCAGGGGATGCATACTACAGGGCATTTTTATCATCGTTTCATGTCGAGGCGGATGGATTTCCTGTAGATCAATATCGGCATTTTGTGCTTTCTGCTCTCGGTGGATTGAACGTTATAAGTGTTGTTGGAAATTGGGCGACAAAAAACAAGCAGATATTGACTATATTGCTCGCTGCATATTTGTTGGTCTTGGCACTTGCCGCTATCGTCAATTTGATAACAGACGGAAGAGGGAACGGGGTCGCAAAGTATGTGAGTGATCGTCGAGTGTTGCGAGTGATACGCGATACGTTGCTCGTCGGGTATGTGTTTCCCGTTGGTGTTATATCGATTTCCGTGTCGCTGATCGTCGGCATATCCTTGCCTTCTGCATTTGCTGAGGCAGCCGGTGCGGCGGTGGCTGAAGTATCTGCTGCAGATTATAAAAAGGGGTGTAATTCTTCGAAAGAAAGGTGCCAGGCTGCGCTAAAAAGCGGAACCGAGATTGCGCGTGGATATGTGATAGCGCAATCGACGACTCGAATAGCGCTCTTCAATAACGGCAGCACGGTTCAATTGCCACTTGATGGAGTGGAGCTGCGAACAGTCCCACAGGCATCGAATCCTCAATTGCCGACGCGCTGACAAGCTCGTGATTCAAAAAGTTACTTTGCCCCGCCTCGTGCGGGGCTTTTCATTTGCGGGGAGGTTATGAGGAAAGACGCACAGCAAGGCGGGGCGGCAGCACCCGTGACATTCATCGATACCGAGTTTCGCAGTCGCGTGATCGTGTTTCCGGACGGTTCGTACGTTGCCGTGCTGGCCGGCAAAACTGAGGTAACCGGGCCTGAGCATATCGCGTATCTCGATTCGCGCGAGTGCTTCAAGCGCATCCCGACGAAGGCGCAGTGATGGTCGCGCTGGTCGGTATGTGTCGCCGTACGGGCCGACTGATCGGCGGACTCGATCATCTCGTGCAGAGCATCGCGGACATTCTCAGCACGCGCAAGGGAACCCGTCGCGAGCGGCCCGACTACGGTTCCGATCTCCCGGCGATGGTCGACCTGCCCGTGACGCGCGGGTGGATATCGGCCGCACAGGCCGAAGCTGCGCGTGCGATCGGGCGGTGGGAGCCGCGTATCACGCTGGACCGTGTGAATGCGCTGTCTGTCGTGGACGGCAAAGTAACTTTCCGAATCGCCGGCCGCTACAGCGGCGACGACGTTGTGTTCGAGGTGACGATATGACAGTGATCGATCTGTCGGCGCTTGATCCGCCGGATCTCGTCGAAACGCTCGACTTCGAGGAGCTGTACCAGCGCAAGCTGGAGCACTTCAAGCGCATTTATCCGGACTGGACGGCCGCGCTTGAGTCTGATCCGGTCGTCAAGCTGCTGGAGCTGGCCGCGTATGAGGACGTCCGGTTTCGTGCTCGCGTGAACGATGCGGGGCGTGCTGTGCTGCTGGCGTACGCGACGGGGGCGGATCTCGAACACCTCGCGGCGCTCTGGAACCTGAAGAAAGAGATCGTGGACCCCGGCGATCCTGAGGCGCACCCGCCGGTCCCGGTCACGTATGAGCGCGACGAGCGTCTGCGGTTGCGCACGCAGATGGGGATCGAGCGCGCGTCGACGGCGGGTCCGTTTGGCGCGTATCGGTCGCTCGCGATGGACGCGTCGGCGGATGTCGCCGACGTGCGTGTCGATCGCCCGGAGCCGGGCGTGGTGCGCGTCGTGGTGAAGTCGTCGACGAACGGCGGTGTCGCGAGCGCTGCGTTACTCGACACGGTCCGCCGAGCGCTGTCCCCGGAAGATCGTCGGCCGCTCAACGACAGACTGCTCGTTGTGCCGGCCCGGCCGGTCGAGTACGCGATCGTCGCGGACGTGTATATCGGGCGCGGACCAGATCCGGGCGTCGTGCTTGCCGCGCGACGGCAGGATCTCGATATCGCGATTGCAGCCGGGGAAGCGCTGCGGGTTGGCATGCCGCGCTCGGCCGTAACCGGGGCGCTGCATCCGAAAGCGTCGGGTGTTGTGCGCGTTGATCTGAAGTCCCCCGCGGCTGATGTCGTGTGCGCGATCGACCAGTTCGCGCGGTGCACATCGATCGTGCTCAATCCGAAGGTGAACGATGACGACTGAAGCGCTGTTGCCGACGAACCAGACGAGTTTAGAGGCGGCGCTCGCGCAGGTAATGCGGCCAACCGTTGACCCGGATGTGATCCGCACGCTCTGGGATGCGGATCGCTGTCCGGCCGCCTTCCTGCCGTGGCTCGCTTGGTCGCTCGCGGTCGACGGATGGGAGCTGGCGGAGTCGGAAGAGGCGCGACGCGAGCTGATCAAGTCGTCTCTGGCGATCTATCAAAAGAAGGGCACGCCGTGGGCAATCCGCGAGATCGTTCGCCGTCTCGGGTTTGGCGAGGTCGACATTCAGGAGGGGCGGCAGATCAAGCGGCGCGATGGCTCGGCGAAGCGCGACGGTCGATATCTGCACGGCGGGTCGACTGCGTGGGCCGAGTACATCGTGAAGCTGCGTCGACCGGTGACGCGAGATCAGGGCGAGAACCTGAAGCGGGCGATCGAGCGTTACGCGCCGGCTCGCAGCCGGCTCGCGTGGCTCGATTTTTCTGAGGTTGCGATCCGACACAACGGCGTCGCGACGCGCAATGGTCAATTTACGCGAGGGGTGATCGGTACATGGCCAATCTGAAAGAAGAAAGTAAGTGGGAGGACGGGGTCTACCAGTTCGAAACGTCGGACCCTGTGCAAGGTGGTCCCGATGGGATCGACAACGTGCCGACAAAGCAACTTGCAAATCGGACGCGGCACCTGAAAGACCGGGCGGACGCCAACGACAAGCGGGTCGGCGATGTCAGTGCGCAAGTCGATGCCCTCGGCAAGCGGGCCGACGCGCTTGGTAGCGACAAGCTACCGTACACGGGCGGCACGTTGAAGGGCGTGCTGATGGGGAAGGTCGGGGCAATCACGCCGAACAATGCCAACGGTGCGGGTTACGGATTTGCCAACGATCCGGATACGGGCATGTTTTCGCCGAGCGATGGATATCTGCAGATCGGCGCACAGGGTGTTTCGCACCTGGAGATTCAGGGCAATAACTGCTTTGTCGGACCAGCCGCCGCGAGTGGATGGCTTGCACTCATTGCAGGCGGTGCAGAGCGGATGCGCGTCACTCGCGAGGGGCGCGTGCTGTTCGGGACGACGTCGGACAATGGGCGTGACGGCATGCAGGTCGCGTACCGGGCGTCATTCGCGAACGGTGTCCGTTCGACGGGGATGGACCTCGACGGCACCCTGGGAGGGCAGTATCGAGCTACGTCCGCGAACTACGGCGTCATGTTGCGCAACGACGATCGAGACTGTTACCTGCTCCAGACAAAGAAGGGCGACCCGCTCGGGCCATGGAATGACTATCGCCCGATCTTGTGGAATCTCGATTCTGGATTCTTGCGGCTCGATGACACCGGAAGCGGAGCGGCATTCGGTGGGTCAGTTGAAATGCGTGGTGACCTTACGTTAAAGCCTTCTTGGGGCGAGGGCCGGATTCGCTTCGGTGCTACGGACGGTTACTTCTACACAAATGCAGAGAATGCCGGGTGGTATTCGGCAACGAAGGGTTCGTTTCAGTATTTCTACAGCAATCGAACATTTCGCATCGATGGCGCACCGGTCTTTCACACAGGCAATCTGGCGCCGCTCGACTTAAACAACGGCGGGACGCTCAAAGGTGCGCTCTTCCTGGCTACTGGTGCGCGGATCTTTCTGTCGGAAGGCACGCCGCAGAATCCGTCGCTGGCGTTTGACAAGGATGGGACGCCGGATACGGGCCTATACCACATCGCAGATGGCGCGTTTGGCATCACGTGCAATGGGGTTGTGGTTGCGCGATTTGCGGGAGACAAGGGCACGATCTTCGATATGCCGGTTCAGGTTCCCACGCCACCCGCTGGAGACAAGTCGACCCGTGCCGCGTCGACGGCGTACGTTATCGACGCAATCGCGTCGGCATCGATCGGTCAGATCATCTTCGAGGTGCGAAACAGCGTCCGGGCGGGCTGCCTGAAGCTGGACGGTGCCTTGCTGAAGCGAGCTGACTATCCGCAGCTTTGGGCGTATGCACAGGCGAGCGGAGCGCTTGCGACGGAGAAGGACTGGGCTGCAGGTTGGTGGGGGTGCTTCTCAATCGGTGACGGTGAGACAACCTTCCGTATTCCAGAGTTTCGCGGCGAGGGCATCCGGTGTGCTGACGGTGGGCGTGGTGCAGATGCCGGTCGGGGTGTCGGTTCTTGGCAAGACAGTCAAAACCGCTCGCACGCGCACGGTGCTTCGTCCAGCGACGTCGGGGATCACTCGCACGGCGCTTGGACAGACGGGGCCGGGTGGCATGGGCACAACGTTTCGCAGCAGCCGCACTCGCACGGGTTCGGTCTCGGATCGAATGGCGCGTATTCGACGAGTACTGGTCGTGGTTACGGTATGGACAACGGTCGTGCGAACAACTTGGGGACCGATGGCGCAACGATCCCGATCGGCATCGAGGGAAGCGGGACGCATACGCACGCCGTTGGTATCGGTGGGGCGGGTGGTCACTCGCACGTGATTAGCGTCGCCGCTGATGGCGGTTCGGAGGCTCGCATGCGCAACATTGCTGTGCTCGCAATGATCCGCGCTTATTAATTCGAGGGGTACAGCATGCTTTGCAATCAATACGATAGTTTGACGGGCCAGTACATCGTGAGTTTTCTTGCCGATGTCGATCCGATGAATACGAGCCGCTATCTGGTTCCCGCGTTCTGTACGCTCGAACCGCTCCCCGAGCGTGGCCCGCGTACCTGGCCGTTCTGGCGTGACGACAAATGGGAAATGCTGCCCGACTATCGCGGCGTGCGTCTGTATCGAACGGAGTCCGGCGCGGCTGCCGAGATTACGGTGGCAGGCGTGACGCCTGACGATGCGGGCCTGACCGAGAAGCCGCGTCCGTCTGATACGCACGTTTGGCTGGATGGCGCATGGGTCGTCGACGAGAAGATTGTCGCGGATCGGGCACGCGAGGCAGCGATGAATGACTTCTTTGCTCGGCTGGAAAGTGCCCGCCAGCAGAATCGCGGGAAGTCGGATGCGCGGATGACGGGGCGGCTGTCGGATCTCGAAGAAGCGACGTTCGACGCGTGGGCCGACTATCAGGTCGCGCTGGCGCGTGTCGTTGACTCGCCGGGTTTCCCGGCGAAGATCGAGTGGCCGGCCGAACCCGATCCGCAAGCGCTTCTCGCGAAGGTCGAGGCCGAGCGTGCGGCGAAGGCAGAACGGGAAGCCGAAGAGGCTGCGCAGCGCGAGGCTGCGGCGAAGCAGGCTGAAGAGGATCGTGCTGCAGCCGAGGCCGAAATGCAGCGTCGAGCTGAAGGAGCGGATGCGTCCGACGTCGCTGTCGATTCGGAGCAACCGAAGGCATCCGATAAACCCGCCAAAAAGTAACTTTGCCGACGCAGCACGCGTCGTTTCGTTTCAAGCCGCTCCGATGAGCGGCTTTTTTTATTTCCGGAGATCCGCATGGCAGCGACTTCCTTTTTTCACGGCATCACGACGACGATCGTCGATAGCGGCCCGCGCACGATTGCGGTGCCGTCGTCGTCGGTGGTTGGCATGACCGATACCTATACGCCCGGTCCCGATCTGGCGCAGCCGAACGTGCCGGTGCAACTGACGAGCTACGGCGAGGCGGTTCGCGCGTTCGGCGAGAAGAGCGCAATCGCGCGAGCCGCCCGAGCGATCTATGCGCAGAGCAGCGCGATCGTAGTGGCGGTCGGTGTGCCGGCAGCGGCCGACGCGGCGCAGCTTACGTCGGCGATCATCGGCGGTGTATCTGCCGGCGGCGCACGAACCGGCATGCAGGCGCTGCTCGACGCGAAGTCGCGCTTCAATACGCAGCCGCGATTGCTGATCGCACCTGGGCACTCGTCGAAGCAACCCGTCGCGACGGCGGCGGATTCCCTCGCCGGCAAGCTGCGCGCAGTGGCAGTGATCGATGGACCGAACGTCGACGACGAGGCGGCGATCGCGTACGCGAGGAATTTCGGCAGCAAGCGCCTGTACATGGTCGACCCCGGTGCGAAGGCATGGGACAACACGACGAACGGCGAGATCTCGCTGGCGGCGTCGACGTATGCGGCGGGGCTGTTCTGTCAGACCGACGCGAAGATCGGCTTCTGGGCGTCGCCTTCGAACAAGGAGATCGTCGAGATCACTGGTACGGGCCGGCCGATCGAGTACCTCGACGGTGACGAGACGTGTCGCGCGAACCTGCTCAACAACGCGAACATCACGACGATCATTCGCGATGGCGGGTTCCGTCTGTGGGGGAACCGCACGCTGTCGGCTGATCCGAAATGGAAGTTCGTCACGCGCGTTCGGACGCTCGACATCGTCATGGATGCCGTGCAGGCCGGCCACAAGTGGGCGGTCGATCGCGGTATCACGGCGACATACGTCAGCGACGTGACCGAAGGGCTGCAGGCGTTCATGCGTGATCTGAAGCGTCAGGGCGCAGTGATCAACTTCGAGGTCTATCCGGACCCGCTGCTGAACACGGCGAGCCAGCTCGAAGACGGCAAGGTGTACTGGAACATCCGATTCACGGATGTCCCGCCGGCCGAAAACCCGATTTTCCGCTTCGAGGTCACGAACCAGTGGCTGACCGAAGTGCTCGACAACCAGATCTAAGGGGCAGCGATGATTCCGGAAACTCTGTACAACTGCAATACGTTCGTCGATGGTCGTAGTTACGCGGGGCGTGCGACGAGCATGACGCCGCCGAAGCTGAAGATCAAGACGGACGACCACCGGGCGGGTGGGATGGACGCGCCGATCAAGGTCGATCAGGGGATGGAAGCGCTCGATGCGTCGTTCGCCATGTCGACGATGGAATACGAGGTGTTGCGCTTTTTCGGTCTGGTCGATCAAGGCGCGTTCAACGGCGTTTTCCGCTCGGTGTTCATGGACCGTAGCGGCAAGACGAAAAGCGTCGCAGTCTATCTGCGCGGCATGCTGTATGAAGTCGATCCGGGCGACTGGAAGCCCGGCGACAAGGTCGAAGCGAAATTCAGCGTGTCGTGCGATTACTACAAGCTGGAAGTCGCTGGGGCGATCGTGCACGAGATCGATATTCTCGCGTGCAAGCGCGTGATCAACGGTGTTGATCAGCTTGCCGAAGTTCGTAAGGGACTCGGCATGTAAGTGTCTCGCGTTCGTCATTCGACGAACACGCAGCAAAGCTACTTTATTCAATCAATGGCGAGCCGACGGCTCGCCATTTTTCTTTTCAGGAACCGCAATGGAAAAGGTCACTGTCCCGCTCGTCTATCCGATCAAACTCAACGGCGTGGAGTGCGACAAATTCACGATGCGCCGGCCGAAGGTGCGTGATATGCGCGGTGCGCAGAAGCTCGCACCGAACGATACCGAGCAACAGGAGCTGATCCTGTTCGCGACGCTTGCTGAAGTTGCGCCGGACGACATCGAAGAGATGGATATGGCCGATTACGAGCGCGTGCAGGACGCCTACTACTCCTTTCGATCCGTACGCAAGGGTGGACAGAAAGACGCTCAAAGCACTGGCGAAGCGGCTGGTGCGTGAATACGGCATGTCGCCGACGTCCATCGACGAGATGACGATCGACGACATGCTCTGGTGGCTGACGGATTGAGGGGGCCGGGATGGCGAAAGACTTAGCGCTTGGCATCGTGATCGGCGGGGCCGTGTCGGCGACGTTCGGGAAGGCGATCGCCGACACGTCGTCGAAGATCGACGCGATGAAGAAGCGGGCGAACGACTCGCGGCTCTGGCAGCGGCAGGTCGGCGAGACGATGCGCCTGCAGGAAGAGTTCCGCCGGTTGCATTTGGCGGGCGACAGCGCGGCGGATGGCATCCGTCGCAAGCTCGAAAGCAATCTGAAGGCGCTGCGAGACGCGGGCATCGAGGTCAGCCGGCTCGATCGCGCATACGCGCAGCTCGGCCGGACGGCTCGTGGGTTGGATCTGCAGGCGTCCGGCCGTGCGCGGCTGGCAGCCGGACAAGAGGTCGGGCGTGGCGTGATCGGCGACGCGATGAAGCTAACGGCAGCCGTCGCGGTGCCGGCGACGATTTCGGCCAACTATCAGGCGATCATTCGCGACATCGCGATCAAGGCCGGCATCGCGCGCACGCAGGAAGAGGCTGCGATGGGCGCGCGTATTCGGCGCGACGCTGGAGCGAACGGTATCGGTCGCAACGAGCTTGCCGACGCCGTGAACCAGATGGTTGCGGGAGGTATGGATCTCGGTAAGGCGCTCAACTTCGCGCCGCTGGTCGCGAAATTCTCGATCGGCCAAGGGGCGACGACGGTCGAGACCGCGAAGATGATCCAAGCGCTGCAGCAAAACGCGGAGATCGTCGACCCGCGCCAGATGTCGAAGGCGCTCGAAGCGATCGCGTATCTCGGCAAGGAAGGGTCGTTCGAGTCCGTCGACATGGCGCGGTGGTTCCCGGTGCTGCTCGCCGAAATGAAGAAGATCGGCATCACGGGGCAGGACTCGGTGACGCAGCTCGGGGCAATGCTCCAGGTGCAGATGAAGACAGCCGGCAGTTCCGACGAAGCGGCGAACAACCTGAAAAACTGGTTTTCGAAGATCGGTTCGGGCGAGACGGAACGCAACTATGAGAAGGCAGGCGTCGACTATCAGGCAAAGATGCGCGAGGCGATCGGCAAGGGCTGGTCGACGCTGGAGGCGTCATTTGTGCTCGCCCGCGCGTACATCGAGCGTGTCGACCCGGCCAAGGCGAGGCAACTCGCAGCGGCTGCCAAGCAATTCAATTCGGAAATGGACCCGGCCAAGCGTCAGGCGCAGATGGCCGCGTTTGCCGACACGATGAAGACCGGCGACCTGTTCAACGACATGCAGGTCAAGGCGGCGCTGACGGCTTACATGCAGAACGCCGAGCTGTATTCGAACCTGAAGCGCAACGCGCAGCAGGCGAGCGGCGAGATCCAGAAGGATCTGGAGGACCGTCGCGAGACGTCCAAACAGGTTTGGAGCGAGGTCGGGCAGCAATGGGACGACGCCATGCGCAGCATCGGCGACGCGCTGCGTCCGATCACGGATCGGATTGGCGAGGCTACGAAGGGCGCCGGGAGCGGCATCCAGTCCGCAGCGGATAGCGCTCCGAAGGCGACGGCCGCTGTCGTCGGCATTGCCGGCACGGTTCTCGCGGTGCGCGGAGCAAAGGCACTTTGGGGCATCGGGCGCGGCTTGTTCGATATCGCGAGGGGCACGCTGCTGGCGCGTGGTGGTGGTCGAGGGGCCGCAGGGCGGGCGGGGGCTGCTGGCGGGGCGGTCGGGCGTGCGTTGGATGCGCTCGGCGGGGCCGCTGGTGCTGCTGGTGGCGTGCAGCGCGTGTTCGTCGTGAACATGCCCGGCGGCGGCTTCGATGGTGGTGGGCTTGGTGACCTGGGTGGTGGTCGGCGAGCCGCGCGTCGAGCTGCGCGTCGTGCGGCAGCTCGGACGGGGCGAATCGGGCGGATCTTCAACGCGGGACGTGCTTTGTTCGGTCGAGTTGCGCCGTGGGCAGGGAAGCTGGCCGTTGCGGGGACCGTGCTGAAGTTCGGCCTTGCGGCTCGCGAAGCGTACGCCGTCGCGTCGAGCACGGATACGAACGAGAAGAAGGCGACTCGCTTTGCAGGGATCGCGGGCAGTCTCGCAGGGGGCGTGATCGGCGCGAAGGTCGGGGCGACGATCGGGGCGATCGGCGGGCCGATCGGATCGGCCGTCGTCGGCGTGCTTGGCGGGGCACTCGGGACGTTCGTCGGCGACAAGGCGTTGAGCGCCCTCGCGAGCAAGTTCCTGAACCATAAGCCTGACGAGACGCCCGCGAATGCCGAAGCAGTCGCCAATGCAGCGAAGGCCGCAGAGACTCCGGCGGCAGATGCCCGCTTCGGCCCGCGTATCGATCAAACGAACACGTTCGCGCCGGTCTTCAACGTGAAGATCGAAGCGAACGATACCGAGATGGCTAACAAATTCCTCGCGCAGGTCAGTCCGCAGTTGACGCGGATGATGGAGGAGCAGCAGCGCAAGGCGAACAGTCGAACAGCAATGTTCGATTCACCGCATATGTAAGGGAGGTGCTATGGACGTGATTCGACAGATCACGGGGGCGGCGACGCAGGCGGGGATCGCGACGGAGCGAGTGCGGCAGATGGTCCGGATATTCGATCGAAATCGCGCGGCGAGCATGGCGACGATCGACGTGCTGCAGCGTCTTGCGACCGGCAACCTGAGCAGCGCAGCCGAGCTGCTGACGGGCGCGACGAGCGCCCTGTCGGTGGCGTCGGATCTGTTTCCACAGGTCGGTGCTGTCGCGCGCAGCTTCAACGCGACGCAGGCGTCGATCGGCTCGATTCTGAAGGCCGTCGACGGATCGAATTTCCCCCTCGTGCGGGCTGCCGCCGACAGCGTGAAGTCTGCATTGGGCGGGGCATGGAATCAGTTCAACGCGGCGGTCGGCCTGAAGGATTCGGCGGTGCTCGATGTGATCAAGTCGACGGGCGTCGGCTCGATGCTGTCGGGTTTGGTCGACGGAGCCTCGTCGAGCACGCCGCACCTGATGACCATGACGACCGATGCCGGCGACGCGTTCCACTTCAACCTGTCTACGGCCGCTCACGACAAGCTGCGGCGGGCGACGCGGTATCGCGTGGCGTCTCAGGAGCGCCTTAATCGTCAGGAGGCGCTGCAGCCTGTCAGCGAAGGGGGCGAGACGATCACGCTGTCGGGTGTCGTATTCCCGGCGCTCGGGGCCGGCACGAAGCAGATCACCCGCTTGCGAGCGATCGGCGGCCGGATGAAGCCCGTGCAGCTCACGACAGGCGACGGCGAAGTGCTCGGCCGCTGGCTGTTGCAGGCGATCGAGGAAGAGCAGGACGCGCTGCTCGCCGATGGCATGCCGCGCAAACAAACATTCTCGGTGGAGTTCGGCCGCTATGGCGAAGACTTTAAGAACGTCTGACGGCGACGTGCTCGACACGCTTTGCTATCGCTTCTACGGAACGCTGCAGGGTACCGTCGAGGCCGTCTATGACGCGAATCCGGGGCTGGCGAATCGACCGCAGCCGTTCACGTCAGGTGTCGAGATCCTGATGCCGGATCTCGATGCGCCGCGTGTCGAGTCGGTCCAGCTCTGGACATAGGGAGAGGCGATGGAAGCGATCTTTCAGGTCGTCGCGAACGGCTCGGACGTGACCAAGGTCATTCAGGATCGCGTCCTGGAGATTCGGGCGATGGACAAACCCGGTCTCGACGCAGATGAATGCACGATCACGCTCGACGATCGCGACGGCCGCATCGAGTTTCCTCCGAAGGGCGCGACGTTGAAGGTGTCGATCGGATGGGAAGGGCAGGGGCTGTCGATGCTTGGCGAGTATGCCGTCGACGAGGTCGGCGTGCGCGGGCCGCCGGCCAGCGTCGTGATCAAGGGCAAGCCGGCGAACATGCGCGCGACGTCGAAAACGCAGCGATACGGGAGCTGGTCGAACGCGAAGCTGGCTGACATCGTCGGCGACATCGCGCGTCGTAACAAATGGTCGGCCGCGTGCGACGTCGACGTCGTCGTGCCGCGTATCGACCAGTTCGGCGAGAGCGATCTGCACTTCATCACGCGCGTGGCTCGGCAGTACGGTGCGACGGCAACGGTCAAGGCCCGCAAGCTGATCGTGCTGCCTCGAGGCGGCGGCAAGAGCGCGAGCGGCAAGCCGCTGCCGATCGTGACGCTCACGCCCGGCGATCTGCTCGACTACGACATCAACTTCCCGGACCGCGCGAGTTTTGCGGCCGTTCGCACGAAGGTGCACGACCGCAAGACGGGGAAGAAGATCGATCTGACGATCCCGAATCCGGACGCCCCGCCAGGTGCGTCTGCGGTGCATACCGAACGCCATACGTTCGCCAGTCCGGAAGCCGCGAAAGCCGGGGCGACATCGCGACTCGCGACGCTCAACCGGCACACGTCGACGAGCCGGCTGACGATGCGCGGCCGCGCAGATCTGTCGGCGGAAAAGACGATCGCGCTGAAGGGGTTCAAGACGGGTGTAGACGGCGAGTTTCTGATCGAGTCGGTCGAACACACGTTCGCGTCGCGCGGGTGGATCACGGTCGTGTCATTGAACGGAGGGAACAAGGGGAAGGCGAAAGTCGGGCACAAGAAGAAGTCGGGCAAGAAAATCACGCTGGTGGTGCCGGCGCCGCAGTAACGCGTCGCGCATCCAATTTACAGGCCGCTCACGGGCAACCGTGGCGGCCTTTCTTTTTATCGGGAAGGGGAACCGATGCAAGACCACGAAAAGACGATTCTGGAGCTGATCATCATGGGCGGATTGATCGGCATCGCGAAGGTGTTGGTAGGTGGGGAACAACTGACATTTCGGCTCGTTGCCGGCCGGGCCATGCTCGGATCGGCGACGTCGATGGTGGCCGGCATTGCGCTGCTGCAGATCCCGGATCTGCCGCCGATCGCGCTGCTGGGTCTCGGGAGCGCGCTCGGCATTGTGGGGTCGCAGTACCTCGAAGTGCTGCTGCGTCGGAATGCAAAGCGTGTGTTTGGGGAGAAGTGAGCATGGCTCGAATCAGTGTTGCCGCCGCAGGCGGAAAGAACAGAGTGGCGTTTCTGGATGCGATTGCGGTAAGCGAGATCGGGGCGTCGCTGCTGGCGAAATCGGACGATGGATACAACGTGTTGGTCGGTGCGACATCGTCGCGGCCGCTTCTGTTTTCTGACTATGCCGCGCATCCGAATGTGCTCAACCGGCAGATCCGGGTGCCGTCAACGGCCGCAGGGCGTTACCAGATCCTCACGCGCTGGTGGCGGATCTATCAGGGGCAGATGAAGTTGCCCGACTTCGGGCCGGTGTCGCAGGACCGGTACGCGCTGCAGCAGCTGCGTGAGCACGGCGCATTGCCGCTGATCGACGCCGGACGGTTTCGTGAAGCCATCGCCAAGGTGTCGAACGTATGGGCCAGTTTGCCAGGGGCCGGCTACGGCCAGCATGAGAACGATATCGAACACTTGCAGGCTGCGTATCGCGCGGCCGGCGGGGAGGTGATCGCATGACGTGGATCGATCCGCGTATCTGGCTCCTCGTCGTGGCCGGCATGATAGCCGGCTCGGCCTGCGGGTACTTCAAGGGGCATCGAGACGCAGACCAGTCCGCGAAGGTTGCGGATCAGGCGAGGCAGATCGACGACCTGGTGAACGAACGTAACGAGTTTCGCCGCCGACTGGCGGCACAACAGGAGATCGCAACCGATGCTGCGAAAGAACGTGATCAGGCGGTGGCTGATGCCGCTGCTGCTGATGGAGTTGCTGGCGGGCTGCGTAAGCAGGTCGCCGCGCTTATCGCCGACGTCCGGCGTGCCGGCGCTAGCGGTGGAAGCACGACAGCCAGTGACCCCCTCGATCTGCTTGCCGACGTGTTCGGCCGGGCTGACGAGCGCGCGGGAGAGTTGGCGAGGATCGCTGACGAGCGCGGCATCGCCGGCCGGCAGTGCGAGCGCAGTTACGACGCGTTGATCGGGGACGCGCAAACCAATCTGCCGCAGTAGCGCGGCAATCGAGGCCGAGCGGTCTCGAGAGAAACAGGGCGACCGGGGGAATGTTCGCGCATTTACCCGGTCGCTTTTCCACTGTCTGAGCCAGTGAATCAGCCAAGGCCCTGCTTACCTACGTAGGCGGGCCGGATTCTACACCAAGTTTAAAAACGGCTTTCACAATGGCAAATCCCATCATTCCTTGGATCGGCGGTAAGCGCCGTCTTGCAGATCACCTGATCCCGCGTTTCCCAGCACACGACTGCTATGTCGAAGTGTTTGCAGGCGGGGCCGCGCTGTACTTCATGCGCCCACCGGCGAAGGTCGAAGTGGTCAACGATATCAATGGAGAGCTGATCAATTTGTATCGTGTCGTGCAGCATCACGTCGACGAGTTCGTGCGCCAGTTCAATTGGGCGTTTACGAGCCGTGAGCTGTTCGGCTGGTTGAAGCATACGATCCCGGAAGCGCTCACCGATATCCAGCGTGCTGCACGCTTCTACTACCTGCAGAAAAGTTGCTTTGGCGGGAAGCTCGAAGGGCAAACGTTCGGATCGAAGACGCTGGCTGCGCCGGGATTGAATCCCATTCGGCTCAAGGAGGATCTGTCCGTCGCACATCAGCGGTTGGCGAATGCGTTCATCGAGCGCTTGGATTGGGCAGCGTGTATCGACCGATACGATCGACCGCACACGCTGTTCTATCTCGATCCGCCGTATTACGAGACACAGGGGTACGGTGTGCCGTTCCCGTTCGCTGAGTATGAAAAGATGGCCGAGCGGCTGCGCCGTCTCAAAGGTCGCGCGATTGTGAGTCTCAACGATCACCCGGACATTCGACGCGTGTTCGAAGGGTTCTATATCGAGACCGTGCCTATCCAGTACACGGTCGGCGTTGAGGCTGTCGACCGGAACGAGCTGATCATCTTCAGTTGGGATGACGCAGCGCAGCCAGTGGGTCTGTTCTAGCGGATGGCTGGCCTGCAGGGCCAATCCTGCGCAACACCCGGCAATTCTGCGGGGTTTTGGACGGGAGGCGCGTTGGCTAAATGTTACAAATGGTCAAGTCGCCTTCCGACTCTCGACAACCGTCGCTTGCTCGGGTAATAGTCGGATCATTAGAAACCGAGAGGGCCAGCATGTGAAGCGGAACTATCTCCGAGTCGGGGACCATTCGACTAGCGGCGGGGTGGTCGTCGACAGCATCCCGACCATGAGTTGCGAAGGGATTGGGCTTACCTACGTAGGTGCCAAAGTAACTTGCCCGGCGTGCAAACGGATCGGCGTCATCGTTGCTGACGGGCCGCGTTGGCCGGGCGAATTGATGGGGCATCAAGTTGCATTGGAGGGCGACAAAGTCGCATGCGGGTGCAGCCCACTCCCGACGATGATCGCATCGCAGTCTGCGATGTTCATGTCGTTTGAGTCGGATGCGCTCGTCAAAATGGGCTTCTCTGCATCAGGCGGGCCTGTCGCGCTCGATCTAGGCACGCCCAAGCCTTCTGAGGGCTTCTGTCTCTCCTGCATGATTGCTGCAGCCAAGAACGCCGCCGCAATGGTCGTACGCGGGTGAGCGGTGATGGATATTCAAGTCATCTTTTCTACGTTGCAGCAGCGGGCAAGTCTCCCGCTTCGCCTGTTCGTGCTCGTGGACGGCCTGCTGTATTCGGAGCTTGGCGGTTCGGCACCGAAGAGGGCAGGCGAGTCAGCAATGGCGCTGCTTGATGGCACTCCAGATGCAACGCTCGCGGAGGCCGGCCCGTGGCTCTTCGACTACGCGACGATTGGGGGCAATGACCGGGGCGTGATCGGACAGTTGGCGCAGGGCGAATATGGGGTGAGCTGGATCATCAGCGCGTATCAACCACGCCAGCTCGCGGGCGAGCTTCGTGAGCGGCTGGACGGCATATTGCCCGATGGGCGGTCGGTAATGCTTCGCTATTACGACGCCCGTGTGATGCGGCATTTTGCACCCGCCCTGAGTCCGAGCGAACGGACGGTATTCTTTTCCCCGACCTTCGATTGGTTGATCGAGATCGACGGGCAGCTCTTCAGGGCGCATCCCCATGCCACTTAACCTTACTCCTGCCCATGTGTCTGCGCTCGCGGAGGGCGAGGCTCGCAATTTCGTCGACGGCGTGCGTCGAGATCTGCTCAAGGCTGATCCTGCACTGACGCAAGATATCGACCTTCATAACCGCCTGTGGGATGCATATCGCGTCGCTCGATCGCTCGGCATTCAGGATAGCGAACATCTTGTTCAGTTCTTGAAGATCGAGACGTATTCGCCGCATTTCTACGAGAAGCCGGCTGCGAAGGCATGGCTGACGAAGCCCGGTCGAAGTGCGGATGAGCGTTTCCACGTCTACGTCCAAGAGATCACTTGGCAATCACAACATCCCGATAGCTTGAAAGGAGTCCCGCATGGCGGCACCGTTAATCCCCCTAGTGACAGCCGCAGTAGCGGAAGCGGGGCCGGCATTGTCGGCTATTGGAAGCGCATTACTGGGGGGCGCGGCAGTAGCGGGGATCGGTAGCCTTCGGGGCGACGTCAGCAAGATGGACGAGCAGGCGAAGGCAAAGACAGAAACGCGGACAATGTCTGACTCGACTGCGCCCTGTAAGAAGTGCCCGCCCGAACAAACAGGCAAACTTGTACGGAGCCGGCACGGCGTTAGCTGGCCCGCGTACCGATATCAGGCGCGAGTAACGGGCTTTGCGTTCGATACGGAGAGCTGCCTGTGGAGCGACGAGTGGGAGTGGCTTGGAATCGATTTTGACGGATTCAAACCGCAAGAGTGCTTGCTGCAAGAGGCGAAGGGGAACTACGACCAGTTTCTTGACGGATCTATTCCGAAGTCCGAACAGTTCTTCAAGGGCTTTCGTCACATGCGCGATCAGGCAATCAAGCGTGCGATGCGGGTCAAGGCAAATCCGCCAACGCGGCTAAGGTACTATTTCCAAGGGCCGCTGACCTACAAGCGAATGGCGGTATGGTTCAAGACCATGTCGATTGAGTCGGAGTATTTTCCGTAACTTCCTACCATCATGAAAATTGATTCCTTCATCAAGGCCGGCGGGATCGAGGTGTTCGCGTTCTCGCAAACACTCGCGAAGGTCGGTGCGATTGTCGACGTAATGGCGGCAGCAGCTCCGGATCTGTCGCGTCCGAAGTGGCGGATGCAGGGCGATACGCTCGAAGAGGCTCAAGCCGGCGAGGTGTACGCGGCCGATGGCCAGCCCAGTAGCGCGGCGGTTGCAGCGCTGGAGAATGAATATCGGGGCGAAGAAACGTCTTCGCTCGGGATATGGGACGGCAGCGCCGACGATTCCATCGGCGCATCGGTCGAGGTATTCGCGTGCGGTGGGCATTTCCCCGACACGGTTTCAATCGGCGCTCGCGGGGCGTTCATCGACAACAAGGATCTTGTGGTCGGTGTCGTGGTCACGGCCGCACAAGAGTTTTCGCCGGCCGTGATCTCGGCCGCACCTGACGGCTACGCGGAGAAGCAGGCGTTTCAGGATCGCCCCGGTGTCGGTTGGATGATCTACCTGCCAGTGGAACTCGGCACTCAACAGATTCCCGAGGCGCAGGAGATCGTTCCCGTGTTGTCGGCCGATCGGAAGCGACGGCTCGGGACGATCCTCATCAGCATCAAGGATGAGGTGTTTTCGGCCGACAACGAGGAGCACCTGGCCGTGGCACACGCCATCGAGGCGCGACTCATTTCTATGGATCTGTTGCCGCTTCTGGCCGAGATTTGAGGGCGGCTGGTAGCTGCCTCGCGGTTAATCGAAGCGAGCGCCGTCAATCATACGGCGGAGCTGGTCGAGGGCGAACGAGTCGGGATAGCCGTTCTTCTTCAATTCCAGCTCGGCGGCGCACACCATCTTCTCCATCAGCCGCAGCGTTCGGCGGACGTGCACGACTTCCAACACAAAACGCTGTTCGATCGTGAGCGCACGATGTTTCTTGTAGGCGGTCGCGCTCCACGCGTCGCGCAACTCTTCCCATGTCACGCGTTGGAACTCAGGCAGCTTAGTAGCCTTGTCGGAGCCGGGATCGGGTTCGCCGGGGACGTCGTGGAGCCTGCATTTCATGGCTTCGCGTGCACGCCACTCGTCAGAGAACGGAGCAACGGATGCGCGCGGATTGCCTATGCGTCCGGCCCGCATGATCTCCTTGTCGATCTTGTTTGACAGGCGGCGCAGTGGGGCCGCGTATTGCAGTTCGTCGGCCCGATCGAGGTACGCGATCATTCTCGTTGCATTGCCGGTCAGGGTGCCCATCTCGCGCAGCGCGATTCGCAGGTGTAGCACTTCGAGAATCAGCCGATGGACGGTAAGCGCGGGACCAGCACCGTCTATGAACGCCCGATGGCGAATGCCATGATGTCCGACGAAGGGCACGAATGACCGGTCGTGTCCACGATAGGAGTTGTGGACAGAGTGACTCAGACAATCGAGATCCCGCCGAAACGACAAACTCGCCGACATCCAACGGAATGGAAGCGGACAATCGTCGCACTGACCTTTGAGCCCGGCGCGTCGGTTGCCCGTGTCGCTCGCGAGAACGGCATCAACGCCAATCAGGTATGGGCTTGGCGCCGTCTCTACGCGCAAGGCCTGCTAACAGATGACGAGAATCCGGAAGCAATGTTGCCGGTTGTCGTCACCGAACCCTCACTGCCGACCGATCAGCCGTCGACGGCACTCGAAGTGCCGACTGCGACCGACGCGCCAGCCGGCTCGATCCAGATCCAACATGGCAAGACATCGATTCGCATTGAAGGCGCCCCGGACCCCGCCGTACTGCGGTCTGTTCTCGACCGCATTTTACGATGATCGGCCTGCCACAAAACACCAGGATCTGGATCGCAGCAGGCGTCACCGATATGCGCTCCGGCTTCAACTCGTTGGCCGCGAAGGTACAGACGGTGCTGGAGAAAGATCCGTTCTCCGGACATGTATTCGTGTTCCGAGGCAAGCGAGGCGACTTGCTGAAGTGTTTGTATTGGAGCGATGGCGGGCTATGTTTATTGGCGAAGCGGCTCGAAAAAGGACGCTTTGCTTGGCCCCGTGCTGACTCTGGTGTGGTCGCGCTGACGACCGCGCAGCTGTCGTTGTTGCTCGAGGGCTTCGATTGGCGGCAACCGGTCGAAGCCGCACGTCCACGCAGCGCCTTGTAAACTATTGTTAACCGGTGATGTAGTGAGCGCGGGCAGTCGTAAACTGCGCTCATGGAATCGACCTCGACCACACTGCCAGACGACATTGATGCCCTGAAGGCAATGGTCGCCGAGCTGCGCCAGCAGCTCTCGTCGCGTAAGCTCGAGATCGAACATCTGAAGCTGACCATCGCCAAGCTGCGCCGCATGCAGTTCGGCCGGAAGTCGGAGAAGCTGGATCGCCAGATCGAGCAGCTCGAATTGCGACTCGAGGACCTGCAGGCCGACGAAGGCGCTGCCGATGTGGCCGCCGCTCCTGCAGCGCCGCGTGCGCAGCGCGAAAGTGTCAGTCGCAAACCGCTGCCTGATCACCTCGAACGCGAAGAGCGCGTCCATCTGCCCGCCAGTGACGGCTGTCCGGATTGCGGCGGACGGCTCAAGCCGCTGGGCGAAGACGTCGCTGAGCAACTCGAATACGTGCGGGCGCACTTCCGCGTGATCCGTCACCGTCGTCCGAAGCTGGCCTGCGCATGCTGCGATCGCATCGTGCAGGCGGCGGCACCGAGCCGCCCGATCGACCGCGGCATCCCGGGCCCGGCGTTGCTCGCGCACATTGCCGTGTCGAAGTTCGCTTACCACATCCCGCTGCACCGCCAGGCAGTCATGTATGCGCGCGACGGCGTCGAGATCGATCCGGGCGCAATGGGGTATTGGATGGGCGGCATTACGGCGTTGCTCGCGCCGTTGGTCGACGCCGTGCGCCGCTATGCGTTGGCCGGCGGCAAGGTTCACGCGGACGATACACCGCTGCCGGTACTGGCGCCGGGTAACGGCCGCACGAAGACAGGACGTCTGTGGGTTTATGTGCGAGATGACCGGCCCAGCGCCTGCGAAGAGCCGGCGGCGGTCTGGTTTGCCTACACGCCCGATCGACGCGGCGAGCATCCGCAGCAGCATCTCGCCGAGTTCGTTGGCGTGCTGCAGGCCGACGCGTTCGCTGGCTACGCCGAGCTGTATCGCGGCGGCACCATCCAGGAAGCGGCCTGTATGGCACACGCGCGTCGGAAGATACACGACCTGCATGCCGTGCGACCCAACGCGGTGACGGAGGAAGCGCTGCGTCGGATCGGTGCGCTCTACGAGATCGAAGAGCAGATCCGCGGCAAGCCACCCGACGAACGGCACAGCATGCGCCAGGCGCGAGCGGTGCCGCTGCTCGACGATATGAAGCGGTGGTTCGACGCGACACTTACCAAGCTCTCCGCGAAGTCGGACACGACCAAGGCGATCCAGTATGCGCTGAACCGCTGGCCGTCGCTGATCTATTACTGCAGCGACGGGCGCGCAGAAATCGACAACCTGATCGCTGAACGAGCGCTGCGCGGCGTCGCGATCGGCCGCCGCAACTACTTGTTCGCTGGTGCCGACTCCGGTGGCGAGCGTGCTGCCGCGATGTACAGTCTGATCGGCACGGCACGCTTAAACGGCCTCGATCCCGAGGCATATCTCGCCTACGTGCTCGAGCGCATTGCCGACCATCCGGCCAACCGCATCGACGAACTGCTGCCGTGGAACGTGGCGCTGTCGCTGCCGTCTACCGCTCGCGTGGAACCCATCCGATAGCGTCGCGGATCTCCTCCGTCAACAACCTGAACTACGGTACTGCTCAAGCGCTTACGATGGACGTCGGCGTACGTACACGTGCGCCACCATTGCGACATAGCATCAAACTGAGGAGGGTCGAATGGGAGCAAGATCATGATGCGGTTAAGGCACTGTATGGATATACAGTTTATCGCGGAGTAAGATGAGCCCGTCAAGTCTCAAAAATGGGGGCGGGCTGTGTGTACTAACTACAAAGCGCCAGACGAAGATCCGGGCATCAACGAGCTGAAGATCGGCATCGGCGATCTGTACCGCCGCGACCCGTGGGAGCCGGATGTGTACCCGGACTATGCAGCGCCGATCGCATGGGCGGACGGTGACGGTCTTGGTGTCGTTAAGGCCGTGTTCGGCTTCTGGCCGAAGTTCATGCAACCTGAGCGCGTCGACGACAACGGCAAGAAGCGGAAGAAGCTCGACACGGTCAACGCCCGTTCAGAAACAGTCGGCGAGTCCCGCCTGTATGGCAAGGCGTGGCGAGCTGGTCAGCGCTGCTTGATCCCGGCCCGATGGATATACGAGCCTTGCTACGAAACGGGCCGGAATGTCTGGCAGCGGATCGGGCTTACAGATTGGCAGTCGTATTGCGTCGCCGGCATCTGGCGGCGCTACGATGGAGAGGACGGTCGCTCGCTGATCGGCATGAGCATGATGACCGTTAATGCGGATGAACACCCGCTCTTCAGGGAGATGCACCGTCCCGAAGACGAGAAGCGGGGTGTCGTGATATTGCGTCCGTCCGATTATGACGAATGGTTACATACTACGAATGTCGAAGCCGCGCGGGCGATGCTACAACTGTATCCCGCAGACGAAATGGTGACCCACCCAAAGTAGGCAGATGAATTCAAATGTGCGAAAGCCCGCTGCGAGCGGGCAATTTTTCGCACCGACTATTTATAGTCGCGCACGGCGCAGCGTTTCCTTTTGCGTTGTGTGCGAATATCGGCGCAGCTGATTTAGTATGATCAATCTGCCCTCTACGGGAGGGGCGCTCATGTGCAGTGAGGAGACCCATGCATCCCCGCACGACTGTCCCCTACATCATTGTGGCAATTGCCTCCGTGATTGCCTGCGCTCTCATGGGACTGTGCCTACTGCAGCTATTGCAGAGCCGCGACGATGCCATGGAGCGTGCTAGGGAAACTTCACGCAACCTCGGACTTATCGCCGAGCGCGACATTGAACGCAATTTCGAGTTGTACGACCTGTCTTTGCAAGCGGTCATCCATGGGTTGCAGCGCCACGATGTGATGGACTCTTCGCCCAGTCTGCGGCGAGCAGTGTTGTTCGATCACGCAATGACCGCGCAGTTTCTCGGCTCAATGCTCGTGATGGATGCGGGTGGCAATATCGTCCTTGATTCAGCTTACGACGAGCCGCGCAAGGGCAACTTCGCTGATCGCAAATACTTCACGGTCCACCGCGATAATCCGAACGTCGGACTCTATGTCAGTGACCCGTTCATATCCCGTCTGCGTGGAGGACAGCCCAGTATCGCGCTCGCGCGGCGGATTTCGAACCCCGATGGATCGTTTGGCGGCATCGTCGTGATCGCGGTCAATCTTGACTATTTCCATCAACTCTTCGCGGGGCTTTCGCTTGGCAAGCATGGCTCGATTTCACTGATCGGCGAAGACGGCAAGATGGTGATGCGTCAGCCGTATGATGTGCATACCATCGGCCGCGACATCAGCAAGGCCGCAACGTTCCGGCGGTTTCAGACCGCGCGAGAGGGCGCCTTCTCCGAAACATCATCGATCGACGGCGTGCGACGTCTGTATTACTTCAAGCATTTACCGAAGCTCCCGCTGATCGTCATGGTGGCCGAGGCCGAGCAGGACATTTACGCTGCATGGCGGCAACGCGCGATCACAATAGGTGGACTGGTTGCGACGTTCGGGGTGTCGTTTATCGTGCTCTCGCTACTGCTTGGTTCGCAGTTGCGGCGCCGTATGTGCGCTGAGTCAGAACTGGTCCTCTTGGCTCGGACGGACGGTCTCACCGGGCTGAATAATCGCCGTAGCTTTGGCGAGGTGCTGGACAACGAGTGGCGTCGCGCACGGCGTGCACGCTCGGTTTTCTCGCTGCTGTTCGTGGATGTGGATCGGTTCAAAGCATACAACGACACGTATGGTCATCAGGCTGGGGATGATGCCCTGGCAGCAGTTGCGCGGTGCATCGGAGAGAACATTCGTCGGCCGGCCGATACCGCCGCCCGCTATGGTGGAGAGGAGTTCGTCGTGCTGCTCCCTGACACGCCACAGACGGGGGCGGCGCAGATCGCCGAGCGGATCCGTGCGGCAATCGATAAGTTGGCCCTTGAGCACGCTGGCAGCGAATACGGACGTGTTACTGCGAGCATTGGTTTGGCGAGCTGGACGCCAGATCAGGAAGGGGCGCCTGACGCCGTGATCAAAGCGGCTGATGAGGCGCTGTACTACGCAAAGGCGACTGGCCGCAACAAGGTAGCCGCCCTCCAGCCCGCGGAGTGAGCGGTGCGGCACGGAAAAAAGCCCGCTGACTGCGGGCGAGCGTAGGTCGTAGCGTAGCTTTGTGTGCCGAGGCTTGTCAGATAAGGGGCGGGTACTGCTGCATCATCGGTCATTGATGGAGGAGCTTGCGGTACCCCCGGCTTGGGATGCCTCTTCCTCGACGTCGTCGAGCCAGTTCGCCCAAGCTTGCATCATCTCCCGGCGCTCCGGCAAGTACTTAGCGTGGTTGTACGTCGACCGAGTCCTGTCCTTGTCCTTATGCGACAACTGCATTTCGACCACTTCGTCCTTCCATCCCATTTCATGGAGGTTGGTCGACGCAGTTGCTCGAAAGTCATGACCCGTTATCGGTTCGGGGTTGTCCGGAACCATGTAGTCGATCGCACGATTGATCGTTGCACGACTCATGTGTGGACGCGTTCGATTGCTATGCAGAATCGGCAGGATGTACCCGCGATTTCCGTACATCTCCTGCAGTTCACGCAGCAGTCCCAGCGCTTGCTTGGGAAGCGGAACGATATGCAGGCGCCGTGATTTGATCTTTTCTGGGGGGACCTTCCATTCGGCGGTCGCCAGGTCGATTTCCTCCCATCGCGCTCGGCAAAGTTCGATCGTTCTCGGAAACAGCATCATCAGCAATCGAATCGCAATCGCGGTTCGTCTGCTCTTGTAGGTCGGAAGCTGTCGAAAGAGCGTCTTTAGTTCGTCGCGGCTCAACGGCCGAGCATTCTCTGTCGGCGGCTTCAGGACCGATCCCCGCAGCACCGACGCGGGGTCTGTGTCTGCCCGCAGAGTGATCACCGCATACTGGAACACGTTGGATACGTACTGACGCAGTTTGATTGCTACGGAAGGGGAGCCCCGCTCTTCGACCCGGCGCATCAAGGCAAGCACATCGTGGGCGGTAAGAGAGCGCAAGGGACGGTTCCCGATGTACGGGTACGCGTCGGTTTCGAACATGCGGAGAATCTCGCCAAAGTGTCGCTCAGTCCACGTCTTACGCTTCTTCTCTAGCCACTCGTCGCAGACCGCTCGAAAAGTTGCTTTGCCTTCGTCGATACGCGCCGACAGGACTTCCTGTCGCGCATGGGACGGGTGCAGTCCTTTCTTGACGAGTTTGCGCGCACCGTCGCGTGCAGCGCGCGCGTCTTGAAGGCTGACGGTGGGATATTCGCCGATCGCGAAGAGATTCTCCTTCCCGGCAATTCTGTACCTGTATCGCCAGTGCTTGGAGCCGGACGGCTGCACCAACAGATACAGTCCATTGGCGTCGGTAAGTTTGGTAGGCTTGTTGCCTGCCTTTGCTTGTCGGATCTTGACGTCGGTAAGTGGCAC